AGTGCTTGAAATATTTAACTTCCTTACTTCGTTGCAAATAAATTATAACATGTTTGAAACTTGTTTCAAACTATATTAGCGAACTATTTCAACATAGACGATTAAGTTGTTCAAAATAAAAAAATAAAATAACAAAAAGCCACTCCAGAGAATTAACTCCAGAGTGGCTTTTCCTATGTATTCAATTACTTAAAAGTTCCCCAAGCTTCGTTACCTACACGTCCAACCAAGTAAGCATTTTTGCCGTTTGGTCGAGGTTGTTGTAGCCATACACGCCCAGCATTATCTCTAGACCAAGCATTGTATTTAATCACTGATCCAGCAGGTAATTGAGCAATGATCGTGCTTTGAGTTGTAGCACCCCAGCGCAGATTGATTGCACCGCCAGTAATAAAAGTTCCATCTTCTGAATGCCAAGTCATTCCTTGTACATCAGTCCAAGTCTTAGCAGTTGATTTAGTAGGGGTAGGCGGTTGTGGTTTAGTAGCTGAAGTATCAGATTTAAGGTCAATCAGTGAGATGTTGCCGTCAACGCTCATACCCTTCCAATCATCAGTAAATTGCCAAATTGCTACACCGTCCATTGATGGGAAGTAGCCAAAGTCTGGTTCACTTGCTGGCACACCATTACCTAGTGGATATGCTGCTACCCATAGCGAGTTAGGATACTTAGCAAGTACCTTACCAGTATCAACATTACCTTTCAATAGGGCTGCACCAGAATATAAGAGTGGCTTATATCCAGCAGAAACAATTGTATCTAAGAATGCAATAATTGCATTAGCACTAGGTACTCGTCCGCCATTAGTAACATTATTATCATCTACTTCCCAATCACAAGCCAAGTAAGAACCTGCTGGCAATCCAGCATATTTTGCTGAGCTTACTGTATAGTTACCTTCTTGCACTGCTCGGTTGCTATCAGCACCAAAGTGGGCATAGTGATAACCCATAGTAAGCATATTATTAGCTTTTGCACTTGAAATTTGTGCTGAAGCTTTAGGATTTTGATAGCCTGTACCTTCTGATAATTTAACTATAGCGAACTTAGCGCCTGCTCTAGCCATGCTTGATAAGTCTGTTCCATTATGACTTGATACATCAACACCATAACTTCTCTTTGTTACTTCTTGCATTGTTTTTTCTCCTTTAGTCATGCTCTTCTACAATAACGGGTTCAACAATTTGCGTTTTATCAGTTTTGTCATTACCCAATTCTTCAGACTTACTAGTGATACTTGTCTTATCAAATGTATCTACAATTGATTTAGCTTGTTTCATAGTAGTTACAGACTTTTCAATTTCACCATTTACGTAAGCTGTTGAGGGATGTGGTAAGTGAGCCAAATCTAAAATTGCCATTAAGTAATTATAAGCAGCAACTTTTTTAGCTTTGCCATCTCCTCCCTCTTTTTCTGTTTGATAAACAATTGCATCTACTGAATTTGCTATCATCTTTTCAGCTTTAGCCAGTAAATCTCCTTGCTCTGCCTTCTTATCAATGATTTTCTTATTCTTTGAATAACTGTAAAAAATAATTACTGCTGCTACTGATGCAACAACTACAATTAAATCTCCAATTTGTTCTAAACTCATTTTTTGTCACCTTTTTCTGTTAAATCATCTATTTTGTTTTCTAACCGTTTAATTTTTTTGCGTAACTTATCATTTTCGTTATCAATCTCATCAAAAGCTTTTTCACTTTCAAGCCAACGATTTCTATATAGATCACGATCAGCTCTTAACTCTTCCTTATCGTCCTTTGAAACTTCATGATTAAGTTTGCGCAAAGCATTCCATGCAGTTATTCCTGCCACAACACCAGAGATGAGAAGTGCTATTTCACGGATTAAGTTAGCCCAGTCTTGCACTTCTTACCACCTACTTTCGTCGTTTTACTGTCTTAGAAAATACTGCTAAATATTGAATGACTAACAACCAAGCCACAATCGCCACAATTGATAATAGCCTGCTATAGTCGTGAACAACCAAAACATGTCCTAGTTGTAAAACTACTAACATCATCAAGAAGAATGCAGCACAGGCAAGTAAAACAGCATTAGTAAGCTGACTCTTTCCTCCTGCAAAAACAAACGCAATTAAGCCAATTCCTACTATTATTGCAAAAGCATCAACGAGATCGTTGTTGAAGAACCACTGCCATTCTGGTGGCCAATAAAAAAAGGAATCGTTCACTAATAAAACGATCCCCATAGATGCTAGCAGCAATCCAAGAATTAAATGCAGCAAATTAAGCTTGGCTGTTCGCCACAGTTGTTTGATTTCCTGCCACATAGTCATCACCTGTAATTCTCTTATACCCTTCTGCATCAAAAGTTCCTTGCTCTACAAATCCAGCAATTGTCGAATCATTAAAATACCCATTATCTAAGGAAGATTTGCACAAACTTTCAAGATTTGAATAGATGGAACTAAAGTCAAAATTAAACATTATTCATTGCCTTCTTCCTTTGGTGTTTCTGTTTCTACTGTCTTCATAGACTTAGCCAATTCTTGAACCATAGGTACAAGTTGCGTTAAAACTGCCGTTGTTTGAGCTTGTCCTTTTTGTACACCACTCAAAGCTTCAACAACCTTATCACGTTTTTGAGCGTCTGCAATCTTAGCTTGCTCATAGTTATCCATTTTCTTTTTTAATGCTTCATTATTCGCTTGTAATCTTGCGATCAATGCTGGTTGAGACTTATCACTATTTTCAATCCAAGTATGTGAATCATCGTCCCAAACTGCGTCAACTAGATCTTCACTTGGCTTTTCTGCATGCCAACGATAAGGTAAGTCTACAGGACTAAGCTCTCCCGGATAAGGGATTTCTAAATGATGAAGTGCTGTGATTGAGCTAGTTGGATCACAGTAGTAATAAAAACTGATTTTTCCATCAGCAACGACTTGTTTCAATAAATCTAAAAAGTTTTCTGCTTCCATATTAATTTTCTCCATAAAAAAATCCTTAGTTTGACTAAGGAAAAACATTAAATAACTTCATTAAGATATCTACGCCATCTTCCCCAATCACTTGGGCTTGAAGATTTTCTACCATACATGTTATCTCCTTCGTAAAGAGTCTGGTATACGGTATTAGCATCAAAAACTGTTACTTTCAAATAAATCCAGTGGGCATAATCGTTTGTATATGGTCCATTTTGGATGTGACAGTTAGCAAAGCGATAAATTCCAGTTTCTCGTAGATCATTAATATTAACAGTTTGATTATTAAACGAACCCTTAGGTGTGTTAGGATCTACTCTTTGCTGAAACTTAGTCATATCCTCTCTTAGAGAATCCGTTGCACTTCCTAAAGAGGTAATAGTGTCATAGTAAGTATGCCATGCTGGTGCATACTGACCTTCCCAGTATCTCCATGCAAAACCCATCTGTCCGGAAGTACCAACTGGCATCCAAATTTGAGTTTTTGCATTTCCGTCATAATTGAAGACAATCAATGTGCCTCTAGCGTCACTCAGATTTGGATTAGTTAAGGCAATTGGAATACCCCGATTGTTCCCATTAGTCAAAATATAAACCGTAACTTGATTTGGTATACCTGTTAGAGTATTGACATCGACAGCATTATTAATTCGATAAGTTCCTTGTCCTTTAAGCGAATTAATAGCTTCTGCAAACGGGTGTAATGCCATCTGATCCACCAGCCAAGGCTGTTTTACAGGCCAAGTCTGATGAGGCCCTTCTTTCACATTAGCAACGTCAAAACTGTTAATTACCGTAACTGAAGGATTGGCATTATTAATATCATCTTTCCAAGCAATATCCTTTTTCCAGGTTGGTGAATTCCCATTACCACCAATAATTCTTGCGTGTGGCTCATTCCATGCAACACTTAATACACCTTTTGTATCTCCACCTCCGAAAGCAACGCCAGCAGAGTGTTGACCAATTGTATTTTCTGAACCATTAGAGTCATCACGAATAGCTGTAAGAGCCATTTGACCATTGTTTTGACCGATAATGTCGTTCCAAGTATTGCTATGTTGGATGTATCTGCCCAAAGTAGGATTATTAAGTCCTGTCCCAGCTACACGTGCCCAATCTGTACCGCCTGTGAAATGACCGCCGGCTGTAATCGCCGCCCGTTCAGTTCCATCTTTATCTCTAAAAGAGATATGGTTAGAATTATCATCCCCAAGTTGAATAGCTAAGTCTAGATTATCGTTGCCGTTTTCATCAGCAAATATACGAATATTATCGGTAGCTCCTTGCCAGTACAAACCACCAATATTGCCTGATTTATCGTTAATACCTCCACCATTCCAATTAATAAACGCTCCTTTATTCATATTTCCACCAGATAAAGGAAGGCGAGCATTTACATCACTTGTATTTGCTTTTTCCGATAATCTACTTTCAATTTCATTTCTGGTATAGGTATTAGACTTATCTGCTTTTGAAGTTAATAAGTTATTATAGTCGCTATCATTAATAACTCTGCGCCATTGCTTAAAGCCACTATTACTCCAAGTTCTAATATAAAATTGATTGCTATTAGTTGCGTAAAAGGCTTGTGATCCATTCCAGTTATCACTATTGACAACCATATTAAACCAATTATCCTCGCCACCGGGAACATTCACTATATTAGATGCACCAGAACAATGATATAGCCCAGGAGCTTTAATATTATTTAAGTTTGCATTAGCACCAATGTTATAAGATTGGGTATTTTTTAACAACCACGAAACCTTGTTTGCTGTCCAGTCACTGTCATAGACATTAATCTTGAACGTACCATCTGCTTCCTGGGTAACGAATTGGGTATCTTGGAAAGTATCACCATTTTGGTTTACAGACTGTTTAACAAACTTTAATTTTTTAAGATGTTCATTTGTTATTACAGAGCGCCAACCAGTCCAAACATCACCATTCTTAGTATTTAACCAGTACGTACCATCTTGATCTACAACAGTAACAGAACCCCAGCCTGGATCAAACAATTTAATAGCAAAGAACCACTGTTTATTATTCATCGGTGGTAAGTTTTTAACTCCACCACCATTACCACTCCAGTAGACAATTTTGTTACCAGAATTCACTAGTAAATCAGTGTTATTTGGCCCTGCTTCAATTGGTAATTTTGCATTAATTGCATCGGCAAGTTGATTAATAACGAGTTGATCTACAAGCCAACGTGAAAACATTCCATTACCATCAAAGCCTGCATTTTCATCAAAGGTAGCAGCCTTATTCTTTACATCATAGCCGATAAGCGTTTTTGCCTTCAGTTTAGGAAGTGTTACCTCCCCATTCCCATCAGCTCTATGACCATTTACTGATTTAACTTGACCAGCAATTTTGTTGTTAACTTCATCTTTGGTGTAAGTAGTAGCTTTATCTGCTTTTTTACTTAACTCACCATCTACATAGCTCTTGTCAGCTTTCGGCGAAATTCTACTATTAACTTCGTCCTTAGTGTAGGTAGTTGACTTATCTGCTTTAGTACTAAATTGCTGCTCTACCGTGGTTTTATCTGCTTTTTTATCAAAGTTTCTGCTGATTTCTTGTTCAAGATTTTGATGATAAGTCTTATTTTCTTGCTTATAACCATTTAAGCTTTTAAGGATTTCAGCATCTTTATTATTTAGCTTAGAGACAGCATCTGAAACCTTAGTATCAATTTCAGTTTTATTATAGGTATCTTTCTTACGGTAAACATCATCAGGGCTGACTTCTACAGTTACCTTATCGGCGCGACCAATGACCAAGTACATCAAAAAATCAAACTTGAACAACGTTTGTTCTCCAAAGTCTGGAATATATTCTGGAGTTTTTGCTGTAGCAATACCATACAAAATTTCGTTTTTACCAGGTTCTTTTGCATAGATACCGACAGTATGAACGTTATAACCAGTTTTTAAATTCTGATTATCAAAAGTCATTCTAATACCTAAAACTGTATCTGGATTATCAGTAGTATTAACCACATCGCTTAGGATTACTGATTGCTGAACACTTGGCAACTGAGTTAAATTTTGAAGTTCTTCAATTGTCTTTCCTGATAAGTTATCAGTTGAGGAAGCACCTCTAGTTAGTTGAAAAGTTGCTGTACCCTTGTTAGCTCTTCTAGCTAAGTCAATACCAGCATTAGTTAAAATCGTTTTATTATATTCTGACATCTCATCACCTCTAATTAAATACCTGGCTAGGACTTGCTTTTGCTATACCTGCTGCTTTTACAACGTTACCAATGCCAAGTCTTAGATCATTTGAAACTTTAGCACTATTTAGCAAAATCTTTACTTGATACAACAAATTAGCTGGGAGATAGACATTCAGCAAGTACTTTAAATAATTAATCTGATTACTAGTCATCTCAGCAGATTTAGCAGTTGCTACAACAGCTCT